TTTTAAATTCTTTAGTGCTATTAAATTGTTGAGTGGTCGAAATTAACATTTTGATCCTTAGTTGTATAAGATGATTTGCCGCACGCCCAGCGAATAAGAGATATTTCGTCAGGTTCTAAAAGTTTTTCTATTTTCCAGAGTACCGCATCAAGTTGCTGCTCGATTTCATCCATAAGTTGATTAGTCATATATATCCTTAGATAAGCGGTAAATTCACCGCAAGCAACACATTAAGCTAGTTTAATTGACCTGTCAAACATTATTTGTTAATCTACGTTAATGACAGATTCAGACCTTATTGATTTATTAGGTGGGCCTACAGTTATAGCTAAAGAGCTAAAAATTAGCCCTCCAGCGGTATGTATGTGGCGAAAGTATGGGATACCAACTGACAAGCGCGTTTACATAGCGGCAGAAATAGAAAAACAAACGCGAGGCAAAATTACTAGGAAAATGTTATTTCCAGATAATTGGTATTACATTTGGCCTGAAATTTAATCCGCTGACTCCTCCGGCGGTTGCCTCAAGAATGTACTTGAGGCTTTTTTTTACTTGTGTTAATGTTGCTACGTCTATGTAACGGCATTGACAAACCCAAAGCCTTTTAGCTTTGGTTCTCTACCTTTATGGGAACGTGCCGTTACACGTATGAGAGCCAAGACTAAAGGGCTTTTTTGCGTTTAGACCGTACTGGTCGCGTTAGCAGAGAGCCTTGTAGGGGCTGCCACCAATAAAACCTATGCGCCTACTGACAAGACAGCGCGTGAACTTACTACGGGTATCACAGGAACAGAGCAAAACAGGTGGTATGGCGGCTAGGCAATCCGAAATTGTCGCTCTGGAAATTGAACGTAGTCCTTAGGGTGTAGTAGCTTGCAAGACTTTACTTTCCGACTTTACTGAAGCAAGTGGCTAAATTGGGTGTGTACCACCTAATTGTCTTGTCCTATTCCAAAATTAAAACAAAAAAAATAAACTGTAGAAAATGCTTGACGATAATATTAAGATTGCTTAATAATAAGATACGTAGGAGGAAATATGAAAAAAGAATACACAGAAGCAGAGGTGCGTTTGATTATTGATGGAGCTATAGCTGAAGAACGCGAAGCGTGTATCAAAGCAATTAAAGATGTAGATGATTATCAGTCTCCTGCATATCCTGTATGTATTGAAGTTATCCGCGCAAGAGGATTACACAACATGAACAAACAAGCTGAAAAGAATGGCGAGGAGTTATGAGCGATTACGACATACATAGCTGCGGATACTACTGTGACAGACCTGCTTGCATAGTAAGGCAGCGGGATGAATTAAGAGATAAGTTTTTTGAAGAAATCCGCACGTCCGAAGGGAATACACAAATTTCGGACAGCCAAGCAGCAGAATCCGCACAACCTTGGGTAAAAACATATTCAGGTGGCAAGCCAAACTATACGCAGCCTAAAGAGGATGAGTAATGTTCGACGAGTTCTGGAAACTTTATCCGCGAAAAGTATCTAAGCGTGTTGCTCAAAAGATTTGGGAGCGCATGACTAAAGATGAACAAGAAGCTGCGTTTGAAGCGTTGCCAGTTCATATTAAATACTGGCGGTTGAAAGAAACGGATACAGAATTCATTCCTCATGCAAGCACTTGGTTAAATCAAGGCCGTTGGGAAGATGAACTTGATATGCAGGAAAAGAAACCTCCTGCGCTGCCGTGGTATAGCGACGAACAGCTGACTATGGCTAAGGCTAGGGAGGTTGGCGTTAATCCGTTACCAGGCGAAAGCTTTAGCGAGTTGCGTAAACGTATTGCAGAGAAAATTAGGACATTGGCTTGATTAGAAATGCAAAACTTGAGGATATACCTTACATAATTTCTTTATCTAAGAAAGAAAGTTTGTCGTTAGGATTTATACCAAGCCCTGCCTATGAAGCTGCTATTACTGGTCATAAGACTGGAAAAAGATGGAGTACAACTTGCAACGATAAAATTTTTGTATGCGTAGAAAATAATGATTTGGTTGGATTTGCAATGTTTAGTTACGGTAAAGTATCTAAGTGCAACCAAATATGTATTCAAGAAGATGCAAGATTAATTGAAAGAGGCAAAGCATTGTTATCTGCCGCTATTAGTCACGGTAATTTAGTGGGTAGAGAAGATTTTGCTTGTGGGTGTGCTGATGATTTAGCAAGTAACTTTTTCTGGAAACAAATGGGTTGGGTAAAAATTGGTGAAAGAAAAGGTATTAGCCATAAAAATACCTGGAAAGAATCAAGCAAAAGAACGGTAAATATTTATAGATACCAAACAAGTTCGTTATTTATAAATGATTTTGGGTTAATTGTTCCAAAGCAAAATGAAACAATAGCAATTTATGAATAGCAGCGAAGAATACCGGCATAAACGTATTGCAGAGAAGATAAGGAAGGTGGCATGAGAGTTTTGCCAATTAAAAAAGTAGAGGCTGAACCATGGCTTTTATATAAACATTACGCAAAAAGAATTCCTAGTATTTCTTATGCTTTTGGTCTTTACGATGAAAACTTATTAATTGGCGTTGTTACATATGGGACGCCATCATCATCAGCTTTAAGAAATGGAGTTGCCGGCAAAGAATTATCCAATTTAGTTTTGGAATTAAATAGATTATGTATTGATTCAGATAAAAAAAATTGTGCCAGTTTGTTAATTTCTAAAAGTTTGAAATTGCTTCCTAAACCTTCAATTGTAGTTAGTTATGCAGACATTGAACAAAACCATGTTGGTTATGTCTATCAAGCCTGTAATTTTATTTATACTGGGTTATCAGCAAAAAGAACTGACTATGCAGTTAAAGGAATGGAACATTTGCATGGGCAAACTATTGTTCGCCTAAGTAGAAATTGTGAAGGGCCACGTGTTGAATTTATGCGGAAAAAGTTTGGCGATGATTTTTATTTAAAAGAAAGATCAAGAAAACATAGGTACATTTTTGTTTGTGCAAAAAATCCGCAAAAAAAGTTTTTGGAATCAAAAATTCTTTATAAAAAAGAAAATTATCCTAAAGGAGAAACAAAAAAATACAATGCAGATTACAAAGTAAAAACTCAGGAGTTGTTATTTTAAAAATTAGCGAAGAATACCGTCATCAATGTGAAGTTAGATATGTATTACAACTGCGGGTTAAAGGTAGGCAACCAATGTTAGATTATTTTGAAGAAGTAAAAAAATGGCGCAAGTCAGATAAATTAGAAAAAGATGCGCGTGAACAATGGAACAAAGGTAACAGAGGAAATGAGGGGGATTGGAAATAATGGAATTAGAAAATCTAAATGATGCGAGGGTTGAAAAAGCACTTATCTATCTAAGTAGAACAGATCAAGAACACGCCGAACTATCTGGCGAGGTAAAACGGTGCGAAGAAGCCATTAAACAAGCTAAGGCGCATTCTTTTTTACTTGCTAGTGGTACGGTAGCAGAAAGAGAAGCGCAAGCTATAGACAGCCCTGGGTACGAAAGTGCTGTGGCTGAGTGGGTTCAGAATTACAAAGACTTTAAAATTTTAGATAACAAACGTCAGCACGAAATTCGTATAACCGAAATATGGCAGACGTTATCAGCTAACAGAAGAAAAGGATCGTTATGAGGCAAACGCACTTAGATCATAAGTTAATTGATTTTTTACGTAGGGAATTAGATGCAAAGACAGATCGAGAGCTGGCGCGTATTCTTGATTTGGGAATTCCTACTATAAGTAAGATTAGACACGGTGCTAATGTATCTGAGATGGTAATACTTAGAATTCACGAAAAGACTGATATACCTGTAAAAGCAATACGTGACAATATGTAGAAAAGGGGCTTTCGCCCCTTTTTGTTTAGCAATCTACATCTTCATCGCATTCGTACCAGTCATCTGTTTCTTCGTCGTAGATGTAAGTGATATCTTCTTCTTCGTCGTACCAGTATTCGTTACCTTCGTCGTCAAAGAATGTGCCGTCATCTTCGTCATAATCAAAATCTTCATCTTCGTATTGCACAACTTCAAACGAGTCATCAACGTAAATCAGTTTGTTTTCGTAATCAATAATAATTGCCATTTTATTTACTCCAAGCAACAGGTTGTAGGGAACTGCCCACAAATAATAGCTGCAACTTGTGGCATTTGCATGACTTTTTAAACGTAAAAAACTGATCCACGGAAATAACATTTACCCTTTGCTTCGTCCAAAACTTGACATAGTTCCGGCGGTAAAAGTATCCCCTCGTCATATGTCAAAACAGCAAACCCAGAACGCCAGTTTTTAGGTGAATCCTCAGCGTATGCAAACGATTCATCATCAATACCAGCTAAAGTTCCGGTATCTACGCCATACAAAGTCGAATGATAATTACTGAAAGGAAGGCATTTTAAACTGTGTAAGTGCCCACTAACAAACGACACAGAAGATTTCAAAATATTATTATAGGTGGCGTGAATGCCATTATGCCAACGATGTTTAATCATTGTATTTTCGTTAACCATTATTGAAGTGCTAAATTTCCAACGAGGAAAATGGTCTGTTAGATTCATACCTTGTACGCCTTGCCAAGCGGATCCTACTTGAGATGCTAGGCGAGTATTAAAACGCATGTCATGATTTCCCATGGTCCAATGAAGTTTAGCGTTTTTAGCAACATTTTCTATTTCTGTTAAACGTTCTATGCAAGCGTCCAGTTCTTGTTTTACTGTAGGAGTTGTCGCCCAACCATTAGGATTGTGGCGGCTAATAGATGCACCGTCAAAAACGTCACCGTTCATGACGATCATTTGAGGAGATATTGCTTCGATAACTTTTACAAATGCTTTGTGAGCTGTGGTTACATGACCAGGCCAGTAATGGCAATCTGAAGCAACGACGATTGTTCCATGATCTATTTCAACCGTGGCGCGAACGCCGTTACCTGGATAAGTTATGTTAAACGTTGGTGATTTTTTAGTGTTTACTGTAAGTTCTATTTGATGGTTTTTTTCGATTGTGACTCTACGGCGATAAACATTGCGTAAGTCAACTTGTAAAATTTTAGCTATTTCTGCGGGGGATTGCGTTTCTTTCCATAATTGGATAAATTCTTCATCAGTACAAGTTGCGGCTGCCATCTAATTTACCTTTCGTTTAAATTCACCGCACCAATCCTCATGTAAGATTAGTGGGTGGGTGCAGGATAAATCTTCATCTTCAAGTATTACACTAGGGGGATAACGCCTACAAATACCAATGTCATCCTGTTCAAATAATGCGAAGTTACAATGAAGGCAGCAATCGTCAGGCATCATTTTAAGTTCCTTATGTAAGTGCTTGACAATAATAACAATTAAGTAAAGTAAACGCCAAATGTTAAATGTTGATGAATTTGAACCTGCATTAAAAAGCCCAGCTGGTAATAGATTTTGTAGCAATTGCACGACTGAGAAAAATTCAGAAGGCGGTTATTGGAAAATAATTGCAAACGGAAAGAATAGGCGTTGGCTGTGTAGTAGTTGCATGGCTAAAAAGCTTAATGGCAAAAAATAAACATTACGACAGAGTTGCTGATCTTGGGTGCATACTATGCAAAAAGAATGGATATGACGGAACTCCTTGCGAAATTCATCATATTCGCCGCGCTGGTCGTCGTGATAGCTCCCCTGTTATTGGTCTGTGCCCTGCACATCATCGCGGTAACATTGGTGTGCACGGAATGGGGCGTAAAGCGTTTGAAAGGCATTACCAAACGACAGAGGAAGAACTCTTAGCCTGGACAAAGGAACTGCTAAATGTCACCAACTGAACGCAGTTTAAAAGCGTTAAAAGAGTTAGATTATCTCCCTGTGGTTGTTGAGCGTTGGAATGCATTTGCAAAAATAAGGCAGGATTTGTGGGGTTGGTGCGACATTTTGGCTATTAAACGTGGCGAAGTTTTGGCGGTGCAAGTTACTACTGCCAGCAATGTTTCAGCCAGGATTAAGAAAATACAAGAATCAGAAACTGTGGCAAAAGTCAGGGAAGCTGGTATCAGAATTGAAGTTCACGGCTGGGAAAAAAACGAAAAAAATCGTTATGTTTGTCGCATTGTTGATATATCATAGATAAAAGTGGTCTTTTACATATTTTTGTCGGATTGACAATATGAATGATGAAGTTGCCGAATTTGTATCTACATTGTTGCATAGCGGCACAGTAGCGCATTTTATGCATTGGTCAACGACAAGTTATTCCAAGCATAAAGCATTACAAAAATATTACGAGGGCATTGTTGACTTAACTGATGATTTTGCCGAATCATATATGGGGCGATACAAACGCCTTACCCAATTTCCTTCCGATTTTCATACGGCTAAAGAGCCTATTGAATATATGGAGGGGATTCAATCCTTTGTGGAAGAAGCGCGGGAAAGTCTGCCACAGGATACTGAACTGCAAAATATCATAGATGATATTGCAGACTTGATTAATTCCACGTTGTACAAACTTAAAAATTTGGAGTAATTATGAAACAAGCAAAAGGCCAAGAAATTATGAAGCGTGAAGATGGCAAGGATTATGGCACTCACACATCTATGAAGGGTGATGCTGGCGCAGCTGATCGCGCAGGTAGCCGCCACAATGTTTATAAAAACATGGTTCCAAGTGGTGCATCAGAAATGGGCAACAAACACAAGTTTGATGGCGGCAAACATGCCAGCGGCGTTCAGTATGTTCACGAGCGTTGCCAGTACGGTAAAGACTATTAATAAATAAAGCCCTTTTGATGGTAAACATCTTTAGGGCTTTTATCATTTTGCAAATTAAATGTTAAAACCATTAAAAAACAAAGTTGTTGTCAAACCGCAAGTTAGAAAGATAAGTGATATCATTTTTATTAACAATAAGGAACCTTTTAACGAGGGAACTATTGTTGCGATTGGCTCTAAAGTTTTAGATGCAAAAGTTGGTGATTTTATAAAATATGGTAATGGGGATTATTTGAATTGGCCTACTCATGCAATTGATGGGCAGGATTATCAAATTATTCAAGAAGCTGATATTTGTGCAATCGTGGAGGAAGTATGAAAAATGGTTTATATGCCAACCTTCATGCCAAGCAAGAACGTATTAAGCGTGAAAAGGCTGAAGGCAAGCCAGTTGAGCACATGAAAAAGCCTGGCAGTAAGGGTGCTCCTACTGATAAAGCATTTAAGGCCGCTGCAAAAACAGCGAAAAAGAAATGAAAAAACACGACAAACCAATTTCGCACTCTACTAAAGGCAAAGGTAAAAACTATTTGCCAACTGAGGAAGGTGCGGGAATGACTGCTAAAGGTCGTCAAGAATACAACAGTAAGAACAACGCGCATTTAAAAGCCCCAGCTCCGCACCCCAAAACGGAAGGTGAGGCAAAGCGCAAGAAAAGTTTCTGTGCTCGTATGGGCGCGGTCGCTCGCGATGCCAAAGATGGCGAAAGAGCAAAAGCTGCTTTAAAACGTTGGGCGTGTTAATTTATTAATTGAAAGGAAATTAAAATGAGTAATTCCGTTGCTATTGGTGTGGCTTACGCCGACCAAGACATTATTAACGCTAATCTTGTGTTAGCTAACGCAAAGACTGGCATTGTTGGTTACACAACAGGCAGCGCAACTGTTGCAATTCCTGCTGTAATTCAAGCGACAAGCAAATCTACTGGCGTTACGCTAAATGCGGCTGCTGGCAAAATTACAATGAATGCTGCCTCATTAGGCGCAACTACTGCTGTTGCATTTACTTTGACTAATAATCAAATTGCTACAAATGATATTTTGGTTTGCAATGTTGCTGGTGGTATTGCTACATCAGGAACTTATGCCGTTCGTGTTTTAGATGTTTCTGCTGGTGCTGCAAAAATTGAAGTTACAAACATAAGCGGCGGTTCATTATCAGAGGCAGTTGTTATTAACTTTGCTACTTTACAAATTACACAAAGATGAACATTGAACAATTAGAAGCTCGCATCGTTGAGCTACAAAACACAGCTCGTCAGCAAGAAGTCAGCTTGATTCAAATTTCTGGCGCGATCCAAGAATTAACTACTATGGTTAATAAATTAAAGGATAACCAAGATGCCGCTGAAACACGGAACGAGTGACAAGGTACGCCAAGAGAACATCAAGCGCGAGATTGAAGCTGGCAAGCCTGTAAAGCAAGCTGTGGCTATTGGTTACGCAGAGCAGCGTCATGAAATGGCTGAAAAAGGCGAACACAAAAGCGCAACTCATGTATTAGCAAAAAAACACCATGAAAAACATGGTTTAGACATGGATGATTAACAGATTAATTTAATTTAATCAAATAATTAAGGATTGACATAATGTCGGCTGGAGCACCTTTGGGCAACTTGAATGCAGCTAAGGGCAAAATGTTTTATGACCAGTTACGCAAGATAGCTGTGCAAGAACCACATCGCCTAAGAAACGTAGCTGAAACGCTGTTTAACGCTGCTGAGTTAGGCGAACCGTGGGCTGTCAAGGAATTGATAGATAGATTTGATGGCAAGGCAGTTCAGCAGACAGAGCTGACAGGCCAAGATGGTGCTGCATTACTGACAGGCATACAGGTAACATTTGTCAAACCAGATGAATGATCTGCAAGAAGTAATCGCTAAGGCTGAGTTTCCAGTTAAAGCACAAATCCTGTTTAAGCCTGAGAAGTCACGATATCGAGTAATGCATGGTGGGCGAGGAGGGGCAAAGTCTTGGGCTGCTGCTAGGGCTTTGCTTATAAAAGCTGCCAAAGTTCCGCTTAGAGTGTTATGTGCGCGAGAATTTCAAACATCCCTTAAAGATTCCGTTCACAAGCTATTGTCTGACCAGATTCAGGCTTTAGGGCTCGATATGTTCTACGAGATAACCCAAGCAACGATTAGGGGAAAGAACGGCTCAGAGTTTAACTTTGTTGGCCTAAAGAATAACGTTGCCAACGTTAAGTCTTATGAGGGCGTTGATATCTGCTGGGTTGAGGAAGCGCAGACAGTTAGTCGCAATAGCTGGAATGTGCTTATTCCTACTATCCGTAAAGAGAACAGCGAGATATGGATTACGTTCAACCCTGAGCTTGATACGGATGAGACTTACCAGCGGTTTGTTGCGTATCCTCCGCAAAACGCCATAGTCCAACAGATTAATTGGTCAGATAATCCGTGGTTTCCTGAGACTTTGCATGAAGAAAAAGATGCTCTAAAAGCTAGAGACATTCATGCTTACAATCAGGTATGGGAAGGAATGTGCCGCCAAACTGTTGACGGTGCTATCTTTGCTAATGAAATGCAATTAGCTGAAGCTAACGGCAGGATTACTAAAGTTCCATACGATCCAATGAAGCCAGTCCATGCAATATGGGATTTGGGTTGGTCAGATCAAACAGCTATTTGGTTCCTGCAATTTATTGGGATGGAAACCAGGCTTATCTCTTATCTAGAAGATAATCAAAAAACAGTTAATTATTACTTATCAGAACTGCAAAAGAAGGGTTACATTTACGATACTATGTGGTTGCCGCATGATGCGGGAAACAAGACATTAGCTAGTGCTGGGCGAAGTATTGAGGAAATCGTAAGAAATGCAGGATTTAAAACAAAAGTTTTACCTAGAGTTCCAGTTGTTGATTCTATCAATGCAGCTCGAACCATGTTTCCGAATATGTGGTTTGACAGAGATAATTGCGCTGATGGGCTGGCTTGTCTAAGGCATTACAGATATGACGTTGATCCTGATACTGGAATGTTTAGCAAAACTCCTAGACATGACCAATATTCTCACGGTGCTGATGCTTTTCGCTACATTGCAATGATGGTAAAAGAAACTCCTAAACCTAAAGCCAAGTCGAGTGTTGCACAGGCGGGTAATTGGATGCAATAATGCTAAAAAAGGATATTTATGGCTATTGTTAAAGCAACTGATGCTATGACCGATGATCGCATTAATGATGCAATAGACTTCTGGCGGCTTGTTAATGAGGCTGAGGGCATGAATCGCTCTGAGGCTATAAATGACATTAAGTTTGCTGCTGGCGACCAATGGCCTGTAGAAATACAAAACTCGCGCAACTTAGAAGCGCGTCCTTGCCTAACCATCAACAAGATTGATGCGTATGTGCGGCAGGTAACAAACCAGCAACGGATGAATCGCCCACGAATCAAAGTTCATCCTGTAAATAACGAAGCTGATAATAAGATTGCACAAGTTATTGAGGGCATAACAAGGCACATTGAGATCAACTCTAACGCTGATACTGCTTACGATACGGCGTTTGATTATGCTGTACGCATGGGCTGGGGTTATTGGCGAGTAAATACTCGATACTCAAGGGAAGATTCGTTTGACCAAGAGATATACATTGATTCCATAGACAATCCGTTCACAGTCTATTTTGATCCTAATTCGGTATTGCCTGACGGATCAGACGCTGAGAGGGTTTTGGTCACAACAGTTGTTGATAAGACTAAGTTTCGTAAGGAATACCCAGGTGCAAATGATGGTGCAAACTTTACGCAGCGAAGCGTTGGTGATAGCACGGCATCATGGGTGACCAAAGAAGATATACGCATTGCAGAATATTTTTACATCAAGCGCGTCAAGTCTAAGCTTTATCAATTAAGCAATGGTCAGTCAATGTTTGCTGACACTAAAGACTTCTTTGATCGCGTTGCAGCTTCTGGCTTAACCATAATCAATGAACGTGAAAGTTTTCGTAAGCAGGTGCATTGGTGCAAGATGACAGCTATGGAAGTGTTGGACGAACGCATATTGCCTAGCCGTTACATACCGATTATTCCCTGCTATGGCGCACAAGTAACCATTGAGGACAAGCGCAAGCGGTATGGGCTAGTTCGCTTTGCTAAAGACCCTCAGCGCATGTATAACTTCTGGCGCACCAGTATGACTGAATCAGTTGCATTAGCTCCGAAAGCTAAGTGGCTGTTAGCGGAAGGTCAGGACGAGGGGCACGAGCAAGAGTGGGCGTTAGCTAATCAAAAAGCTTATCCAATTTTGCGTTACAAGCAAAAGGATATCGAAGGCAATCCGGCTCCAGTACCAACCAGGCTGCAACCTGAGGCTCCTCCTCTTGGCATTATGGAAAGCGCAAATGCTATCTCTGCTGATTTGCAGATGGTCATTGGCATTATGGATCCAAACCAATTGCCAAGTGGGAACATCTCAGGCAAGGCATTGTCAGGCCAGCAGAATCAAGTTGATTTGTCCAATTTCCATTTCCACGACAATTTGACTAGGTCTATTCGTCATACTGGCAAGATTATTCTTGATCTAATTCCTAAGATTTATGACACGCAGCGCGTAGTTCGCATCATTGGTGCTGATGGTACGCCTGATATGGTTACGCTAAACGAACCATCGCAAACCGAAGAAGGCATCCAAAAGGTGCTGAATGACGTTACTGTGGGCGAATACGATGTGGTTATGGATACTGGCCCAGCATTCCAAACTAAGCGTCAGATGGCTGTTGAGAGCATGATGCCTTTGATGGCTAAGGAAGAAGTATTCCAAGCAGCTGGTGACTTGTTCTTTAGAAATATGGATTTCCCTGGTGCGGACACCATTGCTGATCGTTTGGCCTCCATGAATCCGTTAGCGCAGATTGATCCTAAATCTGACATTCCACCGCAGATACAGATGCAATTGGCGCAACAGAAGCAAGTTATTGACCAAATGCAGCAGCAGATGCAAGCAATGGGTCTGGATATTAAATATAAGCAGGGCGTTGAGCAGATTAAACAGCAGGGAGAAACCCAGCGTGAACTCATGCGTCAAACTGCTAAGGCTCACAATACTGAGACTATTGCTGAAGTTAAGGTCAATGACCAGAACACTCGCGCAATTACTAGCCAGAACAAGACTGAAATTGAGGCCAGTGTTGAATTGTTGCTGCATCGCATGGATACTTCGCGGCTTAATGCTGAGATTGACCGTAGAAATGCAGAACAGATACGTACAATGACTACGGCAACATCGGACATTGAACAGGGCGCAAATCCATTGACGCAACAGTAAATAGTTGTCAGAATTACCTTACCAGTTAGGCAAACTGGGTAAATTCTTAGGGAAAACCTATGTCTGAAACGCAAGTGCAAGAACGTCCTGCTTTTACGGTAGTGACGAATGAGAATAAAGCTGAATTTGTTGCTGAAAAACTAGGTTGGAATAAAGAGGCTCCTGAGGCGGCACAAGTTGCCGAGCCAGTTGAGGCTGCTGATTCTGCTGAGGTTGAAGCAAACGATGAGGCGAAAGTAACAGAAGAAACGGAGCGTAAGACTAATCCGAAAATTGAACGAAGGTTTTCTGAGATAACCAAGCAACGCGAGGCCGCAAAGCAAGATGCAGAGCGTGAACGGCAAGCTAGGATTGAATTAGAAAACAAGCTGAAGGATATGGAAGCCAGGCTGAATCCTGTACAACAGGAATCAACTGAGCCTGATCCAAAACCTAAGCCTGAGCAATTTTCTGATATGTTTGAATACGCTGAATCACTCGCTGAGTGGACAGCTGACAAGCGATTTAAGGAAGAAAAGGCTAAAGAAGTAGCTCAAAGGGCAGAACAAGAGAGGCTAAAAGTATTAGATACTTGGTCATCTCGCGTTAATGACTTTAGAGCAAAAACGCCTGATTTTGATGATTTAGTAAGCTCTGCCGACGTTGTTGTGAGCAACGAAGTAAGAGATGCAATCTTTGAATCAGATGTTGGCCCTCAAATCCTTTATCATTTGGCAGAAAATACTGACATTGCCAAAAAATTGCAGGGGCTTAGTGCCACAAGCGCGTTGCGAATGATTGGGAAACTAGAAGCTAGATTTGAAGATTTACCTGCTTCTGCTCCGAAGGAAACTGTTGCTAAGACAAGTAAAGCACCGCCTCCGATTAGCCCAATAAGGGCATCGGCAAATGGGCCAGCAACTGAGTTAGATAACAACCGCCAATTTCATGGCAGTTATCAAGCTTGGAAAGCAGCTCGATTGTCAGGGCGAATTCGTTAATTTTTATAAAGGAATAAGGAAATGGCTAATAATCTGCTTACCATTTCGATGATTACCAACGAGGCTCTCATGGTTCTTGAGAACGAATTGGTATTCGCCGATGCAATCACCCGTGAGTATGACGATCAGTTCGCTGTAACTGGTGCGAAGATTGGCGCAACTCTAAATGTTCGTCGTCCTGCTCGCTTCATAGGTACAAGTGGCCCAGCTTTGAACGTTGAAGATTTTAACGAGACTAGCGTGCCTGTTACTTTGACAACTCAATTCCACGTTGATACTCAGTTCTCAACACAGGACTTGGCATTGTCTTTGGATATGTTCTCAGATCGCGTTTTGAAACCTGCTGTTGCTGCTGTTGCCAACAAGATTGACTTTGACGGTCTGACAATGGCTAAAGCTAACACAGCCAACATCGTTGGTACTGCTGGCACTCCTCCAACATCATTGTTGACATACTTGAACGCTGCTGCTTACCTTGATTCTGAAGGCGCACCACGTGACGGTAATCGTTCAATGATTATCGAGCCGTTTACTGGCGCAACTATCGTTGATAGCTTGAAAGGTCTGTTTACACCATCAGACACTATTGCTGGTCAATACAAGCGCGGTATGATGGGTCGTGATTCGGCTGGTTTGAACTGGCGTATGGATCAGAACGTTGTGCCACAAACTTTTGGTAACTATTCAGTTGCTTTGAAAACTAACACCAGCACATTTACTGGTTCGTTGACTTCAGGTTGGGCTCAGACTTCTACCATCACGATTGCAACTGCATCAAGCACAGCTACAATCAACGCTGGTGACGTTATCCAGATCGCTGGTGTGTATGCAGTCAACCCACAAAATCGTCAAGCTTACGGCGGCAACAAGCTTCGCAACTTTGTTGTGACTCAAACTGCTACCGCTACAACTGGCGGCGTATCTGTAACTGTATCTCCTGCGATCATCACAGCTGGTCAGTTCCAGAACGTTACAGTAACAAGCACAAGCTCAACTGCTGTTGTTACACCGTTCGCATTCAGCGGCGAAGTTTCTCCTCAGAACATCATGACACATCGTAACGCATTTACGCTTGCAACTGCTGACTTAGAGTTGCCAGATGGCGTTCACTTTGCTGGTCGTGCTTCTGATAAAGAACTCGGTTTGTCGATGCGCGTTGTTCGTCAATACACCATTAACAACGACTCGATCCCGACTCGTATTGATGTTCTGTATGGCTGGGCTCCGCTTTATCCTGAACTCGCTTGCCGCGTGGCTTCTTAATTTTGAAAGGATAAAATCATGGCTAATCCAGGTGCAGCAACTACCGTCAGCATTCATCCGTCAAACTTGGCAACAAACCAAGCTTTGCGTTTGCTTGCTGTTGTTAAAGGTCTAAATCTAGCAGCTTCTGGCGATACAACAACTCAAGTTCTGAACACAGCTTTATATGTTCCTACTCAAGTTGTAATCGCCAACGCTAACAATGCAGGTGCAAACGTTGACGTTTCAGCTGTTCAAGTTGGCGTTTATCCTGCGGCTTCTAAAACTGGTACATCCATTCTTACCGCAGCGGCTTTAACTAGCCAAACAACGGCAACTTATGTGACAGTATCAAGTGCAACCAACCCAAATACAGCGCAAACAGCTCAAACTCTGTATTTCAACGTTGGTGGCACAGTTGCCACAGCAACTGCTGATGTTTATGTTTACGGTTACGATCTAAGTGGCCTACAAACTAACTAAGCATTGCTTAGAGAGTTGAGAAAAGGGGGGCAAAAAGCCCCCTTTTTTTCTCATTTTGAACGACAATTCACTATCTACAGCGGGACAACACTATGTCAAATTACGCACAACTTTCCGCGACCAAATTGGTCAAAAATTCGCAAGGAAAGATCAAGGGCATTATGGTTTCGGCTGCATCAGCAACGCCAACTATTACCATTTATGACCAAGAAACGCCTGGCACTTCAATTAAAGTAATTGATACTTTTACGCCTGTTTCAGCAACTAATTACAACTTCTTTGATGGAATTAATTGCACAAACGGCATCTATATTGTGATTAGCGGCACAGTTTCGGCAACTCTTTATTACGAATAATGACAAAGCCAGCAGACACAGTAACCACTAATATTGTTCCGGTTCAGGGCATTTTTAAGCCTGAGCCGACATTTGACCTTATTACGTTTATTGGCCCTGCTGGAACGCCATTTTTGCCGCCTACAAATCCAATAGTGGATGGGGTGACAATAACTAATAGCACGATTAATTCTTCTGTTATTGGCGGCTCTGTACCTGCTGCGGGTACGTTTACAAACATTGCGACGACAACTGGCACGATTTCAACGTTGCCATCTAATAGTACAGATATTGCTAATAAGCAGTATGTTGATTCTGTAGCTCAAGGTCTAAATGTAAAAGCGGCTTGTTTATACAGCACGACAGGAAACATTACTTTGTCTGGCTTGGGAACACAAGCTAATGGTGATTGGACTAGCTCATTATCTGCTGGTGATAGAGTTCTTGTTAAGAATCAGGCATCAGCTCAGTTCAACGGTATTTATGTTGCTGCGGCTAGTTCTTGGGCGCGTTCTTCTGACATGGATACTTGGGCAGAAGTTCCTAGCGCGTTTACATTTGTGCAAAAAGGTACAACTTTAGCCGACACAGGCTGGGTTTGCACTTCTGATCCAGGCGGCACTATTGATGTAACTGCAATTAATTGGTCACAGTTTTCTGGTGCTGGTTCGTATTTGGCGGGTAACGGTTTGCAACTTACCGGAAACACATTTTCGGTTTTAGCAAATGGCACAACCATAAATGTTAGCAGTTCAGGCATTAAGCTTTCAGATACTTACCCTGGTCAAAGCTCAATTACAACTGTCGGAACGCTAACCGCAGGTACATGGAATGCCAACACTATTGGCGTAGGTTATGGCGGCACAGGATTAACTAGCTACACGATTGGCGATCTTATTGTAGCGTCAGGCACTACAACATTAACTCAGCTATCAGATATTGCTACTGGCAATGTTTTATTGTCGGGCGGTGTTGGGGTGAGCCCTTCTTATGGAAAAGTTGGGCTAACAACGCACGTATCAGGCATTTTGCCGATTGCTAATGGCGGCACAAACAACAATGCAACGCCGACAGCTGGAACGGTGGTCTATGGCACAGGTACGGCCTTAGAATTTACTGCTGTTGGAACTTCTGGTCAGTATTTAAAATCAAATAATTCAGGAGCACCAACATGGGAAACATTCCCAATTAGTGTTAGCTCTTTTAGCGCGGGAACAACAGGATTTAGTCCATCAAGCCCTACAACTGGCGCAGTTACTTTGTCTGGCACTCTTAATGTTGCCAATGGTGGAACTGGAGTTACGGTTTCAAGCGGTGCTAATAGTGTGGTTTTGCGTGATGCAAATAACAACATTACGGCAAATGCGTATTTTAATGGTTTTACAAGTGTAGCGGCATCAGGAACAGCAATAACTTTAACGGTTGCATCTACATCAGTTTATTTAGTTACTGGTTCTGGTGGGCAAACTATAAAATTACCAGATGCCACAACATTGCCTAACGGAACAATTTTTTCATTTAACAACAATCAATCAAGCGGCGCAATAACAGTCAATAACAATTCTAATACTTTAATTGTTTCGGTTCCATCTGGCGGTTATACAACGGTTGTCTTGCTATCTAATGCAATTGCTGCGGGATCTTGGGATAGACACGACCAAACTCCATCGAATGTTTCATGGTCAACAAATACATTTGATTATCCTGGGTCAATTACTTCGGCAACATGGAACGGTGCTGTTGTTGCATATAATCGAGGTGGCACAGGGCAATCAGCCGCATTTGTTGCTGGCGGGGTTGTTTATGGTGCTACTACAAGCGCAATGGCTGTTACTGCGGTTGGCACAAGTGGTCAAGTTTTACAAAGCAATGGATCTAGCGCACCATCGTGGGTTACTCCGACAGCTTATGCAACGGTAACAGATGACACGACAACCAATGCAACTAGATACCCATTGTTTGCTAATCAAACAACAGGCAATTTATCTACAGAATATGTAAGTTCGACTAAATACCAATTTAATCCGTCCACAGGAATTTTGACTGCTACAGGCTTTAGCGGTTCTGCATCGGGTCTTACAAGCATTCCGGCAGGTCAGCTAACTGGCACGATTCCTAGCGCGGTTTTAGGCAATTCTTCGGTTTACATTGGCACTACTTCGATTGCTCTTAATAGGTCTAGCGCAAGCCAAAGTTTAACTGGCGTAAGCATTGACGGATCAGCAGGTTCTGCGACTACTGCAACGACTGCAACTAATGCCAATAATGTGGCGGTAACGGATGACACAACAACCAACACGGATTATTACGTTACTTGGGTAAACAATACGTCAGGCAATCGAGCAATTAGCGTTTCGTCAACAAAATTAAAATTCAATCCGTCTAGCGGCGTTATGACTGTTACAGGCGGCATTGGTGGAGGAAATTTTTAATGGATTGCAAAATTTTAGATATTGAAGCTAAAAACGACATTATTACTGCCGCTAAATATGTTTGCTCAATTGGCGATGTGGCAAGTGAGGGCTGGTGGTATTTTCAAGAGCCAGGTAATAAACCATTTTCTGAAGTGCAAGAAGAAGATGTGATTAAATGGATAATAGGCGAAGCTGGTAACTTGATTGAGGCTAATCTTACACAGCAATTGTCTATTTTAAATAAGCCTAAAGCAGTTGCTCCGTGGCTTCCACAAACTTTTACGCCGAGTGTATAAATGGCACAAACTGGCTATTCACCAATTTTAATTTATAGCACTAGCACGACAAGCACTAATCCATCGGCTAGTAATTTAACCAATAGCACATTGGGGTCTGAGCTTGCTATAAATATTACAGATGGGAAACTGTACTATAAAGATAATGCAAATGTGGTGCAGGTTATTGGCTGGAAAGTTGTTCCAACTTCTGCGGGTGGTACTGGATTATCTGGTGCTACACCATTTACAGCTAACGGTTTGCTATATGCCTCAAGCGCAAGCGCATTAACTACTGGATCGTCTCTTACTTATGATGGCACGATATTAAACGCCAAAACAACCCTGCGTTTATCTGGTGCTACGTCTGGATACGTTGGACTAGCGGCGGCTGCGGCGGCTGGCTCTACTACTTATATTTTGCCTTCTGCTGATGGCACTTCTGGTCAAGTTCTTTCAACTAATGGCAGCGGGACTTTATCTTGGGCTAGTAGCTCAGGCGGTGTTCCAACTCCTTACACAGCTAACGGCGTGGTGTATGCAACAAGTACAAGTGCATTAACTACTGGATCAACTTTGTCTTATACGGCAACAGGTTTGGGGATTAATCAATCTACTCCTGCGGCTAGATTACAGATTGGTAATACTGCTTTAAGTGCTGCATCTTGGACTACTTCAGGCATTGGATTGCGAATAGATGCTGCAACATTTACCGATTCTTCTTCTACAGGAACGGTTGCTCACGAAGCCATTCATGCAATAGCTCAACCAACATTAGCAGCAAGTTCAGCGACGACATTTACTAACGCATCATCTTTATATATTGCTAATGCACCAGCTCAAAGTGGTAGCGCATCAATATCGGCTCCGTGGTCTTTGTTTGTAAATAATGGCAGCTCTTATTTTGGTAGCTCAATTTATTTAGGTCGTGCTGCTGCAACATTAGCATTGGCAAATAGCATCGGAGTTTTATTAAGAATTGGTTCAGCTAATCAATTTACGATTAATGCTAATAGTTATGGTTCGGGAGCTGCTCTTTTATCTGGTGATAGCACATTTTTCTATCCTAATGCTCCAGATGCTGCTGGTACTTGTGTAACGCATTATTTTGCAGGGCAATCATTTACAGGAAATACTGTTAATGGAACGCAATTTAATGACGGAATAAATCTTTTAGTACAAGGTGCTCCTAGCGCAGGTGGTTTTGCTGATACTGGCTACGGTTTAGTAATACAAGGCATGAATTCTGGTGATGTTGGTTTAAGAATAACTGCTGGTAGTGCGGCATCACTTGCAATAAAAGTAATTACTGGTACTTCTAATTTCCAAGCAACAAATACGGCTGGAATAGGAACTTTTTCCAATACCGCAGGAAATAAACTTGTTGTAAGTGGTGCTGTTTCTCAAGCTGCATGGACTACTACAGGCCCAGCGATTAGTGTTGCAGCAGGTACTTATACATCAACTGGTGCATTAACAGGAACAGTTGCAGCAAGTAGCTTAGGTCAACCCACTTTTGCGGCAGCTAGTGGAACCGTAACAAATGCAGCTACTTTATATATTGCGGATGCCCCTACAACTAGTGGCACCCCAACAATTACCAACGCATATTCTTTATATGTAGCAGCTGGTAATGCATTTTTTGGTGGATTAGTAAGTGCTGGCGGTGCTCCAAACGGTAATGACCAAATAAGCACAACTGGAAATTTTCCAAATACGTCAACAACGCAAAGATGTTTTACTTCCAGAACTGCTTTTACTGCAAATGCAACGGCTGGAATGTTTGGATATTCTTTAGTTGCTACAGCTGCGGATGGTGGTTCAGCATATACAACAGGCTCTGTTATTGGTTATTCTTTTGGCTCTTTTACCAAAGGCGCAAACCAAACAATTACTAACTTTGTTGGTTTTGATTGTTCTTTTACTCCACCAACAGCAACAAATACTTACGCATTTAGAACTAACTTTAACTCTGGTAGTGGTAAATTTGGTTTTTATTCTAGCGGTACTGTTGATAATGCTTACGCTGGAAACAGTAGATTTGGAGGAGTTACTGCTCCAACTGTGGCTGTTGATGTAACTGGCGCAGTTTTAGCAACTAACAATATTACTGGTGGATATAGTGCGCTTTCAACTGGTGCAACTGCGATGGCGTTTGGTTCGTACAATGTGGTTAAAGTAACACCCAACGCTAATGCAACATATACAACGACCGTACCTGCGGCTGGAACTCAGCTCACGTTAATAATTTTAACAAGCGGAACTACTACTTACACAATTACGTTTGGAACAGGATTTAAAACGACCGGAACATTAGTTACTGGGATTGTATCGGCTAGGTATTATATGATTAGTTTTGTTTCTGACGGTACAAACGTATTAGAAACAGCTAGAACTATTGCTATTGCTTAATCAAGGAATTTTATGAGTAATTCTTACCAATACAAAATTTCTGATATGCAAAGAGATAATTCAGGAATTGTTAAAACTGTTGTTTTTAGCATTACTGTTTCTGATGAAACAGATAGTTATACGCACAATTATTTTACTGGCTTACCTGCTCCACAAGATACGCCTATTCCTTACGAAAATTTAACGGAATCTCAAGTAATTACTTGGGTAAAGGATTTGGTTGGGGCTCAATCTGAAGAATCAGCAGATGGTGAACTTGCGGCTTATAAAATCCGCAAAGATGAAGTTAAAACAAACGGTTTACCGTGGCAATAAATTTAAGGAAATAGATCATGCCTTTGACAAAAGTAAGTTATTCAATGATTAACGGTGCGGCTCTTAATGTGCTTGATTATGGTGCTGATCCAACTGGCGTAGCTGATAGTGGGCCAGCGTTTAATCTTGCATTGGCTACTTTTGGAGCTGTGGTTGTACCTTCTGGAACGTATCTTATTAAAACTCAGATTTCAATTCCTTACGGTGCTTTGTTATTTGGTCAAAGTGGTTTTTTAGCAGGGGCAACGCCTGGTTTAAGCATTGCAGGGCCAAAGCTCAAATACCATTCTGATCTTGGCTCTAATCCAATGGTTTGGTGTAAGGATACTTCTTGGATTACCAATATTTATTTCGAAGGCCCAGGCAAAGGAACAGGTACGGCGATCAAAAATAAAAAAACCAATCCTGGCGCATTGTCATATGAAGATATGGATTGCACGATTGAGGGCTGTACATTTAACGGCTGGAATTTATCTGTTGAGCATTGGAATCGTGGTTTATGGTTTGATAGCAACGTATCTGCGCTTGTTACAACATCAGTCAGTTTAAACATAGATCCATCAAACTGGGCTGATGATTCTGCCAATCCGTTTGATTTACCAGATCAAGGTTTTAGGGCTATTAGAATTACTAATAATCGTTTCCATGCAAATACCGCAGCTATTACCAATACTGGTATTACGGGTAAAGAATATTTGCGCGGGCTAAGTGTTATTGGTAATCAAATTGATATTGGCGATACTTTGTTTGCAGGGTTTTGTCATACCAGCACATTTGCTGCAAACGTATTTGACCAAGCAGGAACCGCTCCATTAGATTTTTATGGTGCAGTTTATGGCATTACTATTAGCGGCAACACTTTTGGCGGTGATACCCCAAGCGGTCAAAATTATCCACCATACTTAATACGCTTTAGAAATGGTGGCAATAACATAACAATTAACGGAAATACTTTTAGAAATACAGCTACGCATGGCATTGTATTTGAAGATGCATTGTCAAAATCTACAATTATAGGAAACACTTTTTACAACATAGGCGCGGATGCCACTTCAACCGATGCCTGTATTAAAACCCAAAGCACATTTACTGATGTAACAATTACAGGCAATTCATTTTTCCCTGTAACTGCACCTTTTGGCATCAGGGGCATTACTTCGGCTGCTTGGAATAATGTAATTGTTAATGACAATGTTTGGGATACGACAAAGACATTAGCAGCCCAGTATTTAGAAACTGGCACTAATTATATTCAGGGACAAGTGGTTGCTAGTCCTGCTCAATTAACTGCTGACGTTAATGATTATGCTCCTAGCAACGCTTCAACTTGGCGTTTATCGTCAAATGCCTCTCGTAACATTACTGGACTACAAAACGATTACGTTATGGTTGGCAGAATTTTAACCATAATTAATGTTGGATCAAATAACATTGTTTTACAAAATCAAAATACGGGCTCAACTTCTGGAAACAGAATTATTACTGGAACAGGCGCAGATTTAACGTTGGCGGCTGATAAATCAGCGCAATTAATTTATGACTTTACTTCGTCAAAGTGGCGCGTAATTTAATTTAAAAACATTTACGATTAAAAGGAAAAAACATGGCTGTCAATCTTTCGGCATTTGGTGGGGTAGGTTGGCAATTTTTTGACAACAACGGCAATCCGCTTGCTGGCGGCAAAATTTATACATACGCAGCCGGAACCACAACACCAGCGGCTACTTATACGACTTATTCTGGAACTATCGCGCATACTAATCCGATAGTTTTAGATTCTTCTGGTCGCGTTCCTAGCGGTGAAATTTGGTTAGTAATGGGTTCAAACTATAAGTTTGTACTAAAAACTGCTGATGATGTTCTTATTGCTACTTACGATAATATTTACGGCTCTGGATCAAGAGTTGCGTATTTAGATAATTTTACAGGCACAGGTTCAACTACTTCATTTACTTTAACTGCGGCTCCAAGTGATGAAAATAATACGCAAGTTTATATAAACGGCGTTTATCAGCAAAAAAATACCTATTCACTAAGTTCGGCAACATTAATATTTTCTACGGCTCCACCATACACATCAACCATTGAAGTTACTTATTATTAATTTTGATGTTTATTTAAATTAAAAGGTAATAAAGTTATGGCAACAGCTTTAAATATCATTAGTCGAGCAATGAAGGACATAGGCGCATTGGCGGCTGGTGAGGTTCCAACTGCGGATGAAGCTGAAGATGCTCTTGAATTATTAAATGACATGCTCGATCAATGGTCGAATGAGTCAATGATGGTGTTTTATCGAACTGAGATTGTTTTCAAAACAGTTCAAAATACAGTTCAATATACTCTTGGCCCTAATGGTTCAGTTGGAGCTAGTTTTACAGGATCAATTGCAAACAATGTTTTAACGGTTACGGCAATTAGCGCGGGAGCCATTACTCAAGGCATGACTATTTCTGGTTCTGGCATTGCAAGCGGAACCAAAATTGTTGCTTTCGGAACTGGTGCTGGCGGGAATGTAAATGAAGCTGGCACTTATTTATTAAACAATTATCAAACGGTTTCTAGCACCACAATTACAGCTTATTACGAACGCCCATTAAACATTGAAAGCGCGTTTGTTCGCGTTGCAACAATGCAGGGCGGCTCTAACGTTGCTGGTGGCTATTTAGATTACCCTGTGGCTGTTTTAAGTTTAGAGGAGTATGAGGGAATTGGTATTAAACAGCTAAATGGCCCGTGGGCTAAAGCTATTTATTATCAACCATCCGAACTATTAGGTACTGTGTATGTATATCCAAATCCATCACAGGGCGAGTTGCATTTGTTTACACAAACAATTTTCCGCAACTTTCAAAATTTAAACGATGAAATACAGTTTCCTCAAGGCTATAACATTGCTTTGAGATGGTGTTTAGCTGAAAGATTGCTGCCTATGTATGGCAAATCAAATCAGCTGCAAGTTTCAATGATTTCAAGTTATGCAGCACAAGCCAAGTCAACGATTAAGCGGATTAATATGCAGCCGCCGAAGGTTGCTCGTTATCCTGATGCTTTAATGATGGGCAAAGCTAAAGACGCTGGCTTTATTATGGACGGAGGTTTTAGATAATGCCTGATTTCGGTTTTATTGGCACTTCGTACACTTCGCCATCTATTTATCAAAATGACCAAGAGTGCATTAATTTCTATGCTGAAATTGATCCAACAAAAGGTCAGGGTGAACGTGGGATTGTTGCTTTATATCCAACACCAGGCTTAGTAATAAAAGCTCAATTAACTAATGCGCCTGTGCGCGGCATGTTTACGATGCCTGGCGAAGAATATTTTGTTGCTGTGGCTGGCAATAAAGTTTACAAAATAAACGCATCATTTACTGCTACACAGATAGGCACTTTATTATCTAACGTTGGCCCTGTATCAATTTCAGATAACCAAACTGGCAGCGGTTTAATTGCTTATATAGTAGATGGTTCTAATCGTTACACTTACAATTTTAAAACTAATGTATTTACAACTTTAAATTCTACCGATGGCCCGTGGCAAGGGGCTTCTGTTACTGATTCAATTGATGGCTACAACGTTTACAACCAGCCTGGAACGTTTAATTGGGCTTGTACTGATTTAAATTCGGGGCTATCTACAAATGCCTATTATGGTTCTGCAAATGGTTATCCTGACAATATTGTTTCTATAATAGTAGATCGTCGGCAAGTTTATTTATTAAAAGAAGTAACTACAGAAGTTTGGACGGATGTTGGCAATCAAATACCAGGCTTAACAACTTTTCCATTCCAGCGTTTGCCTGGAACGATGATGCAATCAGGTTGTGGCGCACCTTTTTCTGTTGCTCGTTTTGGTGATTCATTTGCTTTTGTTTCTAAAGATACAAGAGGCGATGCAACCATTGAAATGATTACAGGCTATGCATTTAAAAGAATAAGCACTCACGCTGTTGAGCAATCTTTGCTTAATCAAATAACCAAAGATGCAATTGCTTACACTTATCAAATAGAAGGTCATGAAATGTATGTGGTGACCTTTCCTAGTATTGGTAATGGTTTAACTTGGGTTTATGATTTAGCAACAGAAAGCTGGCACAAATGGTTATACTGGAATGGTACGGATTACACTCGTCATCGTTCAAATTGTGGATGTTATTTTAATAATGTTTTTGTAGTTGGCGATTATCAAAACGGCAAAATTTACAGTTTGGAAAATGAAGTTTATACCGATGACGGTAATACTATTCGCAGGTTGCGTCGAGCTAGGCATATTACAAATGATTTGCAACGGCAATATTTTGAAAGCTTTCAAATCCAATTTCAACCTGGCGTTGGCTTAGTTACTGGGCAAGGGGATGATCCTCAGGCCATGTTGCGCTGGTCTAATAATGGCGGTAGCACGTGGTCAAATGAGCATTGGGTTGGGATTGGGAAGATTGGTAATTATATAAATAGAGCGTTGTGGCGGCGGTTGGGTTGGTCGCGTGATAGGATTTTCGAAGTTGTGGTAAGTGATCCAATTAAGGCGGTGGTTGTATCTGCGGAATTAAAGGCATCGGCTGGGGATAATTAATGGCTACAACTCCAGGGGGGACAATACGCATTCCGATAAATCAGCTTGTTGAGCCATCAACAGGCAGACCAACGCAGGAATGGATGTTGTGGCTAATGAATCCACAAGTTTTAACCCAAACCGTTAGTTATTCCGTTATTAGTGGTGGCACTATTGACAATACAGCAATAGGAACGACTACCCCAGCCGTGGGGACATTTACTTATTTAACGGCACTAAATGGAATTGGCGGGGGTACGTTTTGAACGAAGTTGTTAAGCCAATAACTAAAGAGCAAATTGATCGTTTGCAAGCTGAAATGATTAAGATGCCGCAAGCGCATTTAGAAACAGATCATTACTTTGTACCTGGCATGTATTGTCGGCGTGTTTATAGGTCAGCGGGAACGCTTATTGTTGGCAAGATACACAAGCAGCCTCACTTCTTTTTATGTGCAAAAGGGGAGATAATTGCGTGGACAGAACAAGGCATGAAAACATTAAAGGCTGGCGATGTTATTGAATGCAAACCAGGCACTAAAAGAGTGACATTAGCAACGCAAGATTCTATAGGAATAACCATTCACAAAACCGATAAAACGGATTTGGATGAAATGGAAAAAGAACTTATTGAGCCAGATGATCTTGCATTATTTGATTCAAAAAACAATTTGAAACAAATTATCAACGAAATGAAAACGCTGGAAGGAAATAAATAATGACTTGGGCGATGGCAGCTGTTGCTGCAAGTAGTTTAATTGGTGGAAGTATGCAAGCAGATGCTGCAACAAATGCAGCTAATACGCAACTTGCGGGAACTAAATACGCTTCTGATATTCAGAAAAAGATGTTTGACACTCTGAATGAGCAGCAAGCTCCGTATCGAGAAATTGGTAAAACTGCGCTAACCAAAATTACGGATATGTTGCCATTTTTTACAAAAATGCCAACAGCGGAAGATGTTAAGTCAATACCAGGTTATCAATTTGGGATGAATGAAGGTTTGGGGGCTGTTAGTCAAAATGGCAATGTTTTAAGCCCTGGCTCAAATGTAGATATGGCTAGGCAAAAGTTTGCTACTGATTATGCATTAAACACCGCATTACCATCATATTTAACTCAGCGAACAGGAATTTATAACACGTTAGCTGGTATAGCTGGACTTGGACAACAATCAGTAGATGCCAGCGGCAAATTAGGAATGCAAACTGGTTCTAATCTTTCTCAGCTTGCTGTTGGCGGGGCTAACGCTATAGCTGGTGGTCAAGTTGGTGTTGCTAATGCTATGGCGGGTGGGTTGCAGGGAGCTGGTAACGCTGGAATGATGTACGCACTAATGAGGCCACAAAATTCATCTGTAGCTGCGCCTCAATATTTAGGTTAATTAAAGGTAAATTATGGCTGACTTTAATATTGAACCAGTTGCGACAAAAATAAAACCTGTGGAAGGCATGAGTTTGGGCGAAATGATTCGTTCAGTTCAAGGAATACAATCTTACCGCCAAGCGGAACAACTTAATCCTTTAAAAGTAGAACAAGCAAAAGCTGAATTATCTCGTTTGCAACAACTGACTCCTGAAGAATTAAAAAAAGCAATTGCTGAAGCAAAAGTTGCAGAACAAACAGCTACGCCTAGAATTGAAACGGCAAAGGCACAACAAACCAAAGCTGAGACTGAAGCAACGGGTTCAGTAATGGAATTGCAATCTGCAAAAATGAAAAAAATTGCTGATAGTCAAATCGGCATGATTAATGACCCTTTGATTATTGCTGCGGAACGTGGTGAAAATGTTGACCCTTCTGTTTTGGCTGCGAAAGTAAAACAAAACGGAATGAGGATTGCTAAAGATTTGGGCATTCCAGAAGATCAGGCGCAATCATTGATTTCACCTTATTTGGAAATTGCTCAAAATAATCCTAAACAACTGCGTCAATATTTTAAACAGAGGCACATTGAGGGCTTAGATCAATCTGCTAGAACTTCGGCTGTTTCTGCATCTGGTATGCCTATTTCTACAGGGGCAAAAGGTTATGCGGTTCAAACTGGCGAATTTGGCCCAATAGCACCAGGCACAGTTATACCTGGTACGGCATACGAACAGGAGCTTGCACCATCTACAGAAACAATTACGCCAAGCGGAGAGCGCAAATTACTTGGCCCTATTACGCAACGAAAGCCTGGTCAAGTAACTACTGGATTGGCTCCGCAACAAGCAGCTACGTTGGAAGCTGCGGGTAAAGTTATTGCAGAAGATTTGCCGCGAACTATTGCTGAGGCTAAAGATGCACCAGCAAGAATTGGCATTTTCCAAAATATCAAAAAGCTTACGCCTGAAGCGTTTACAGGCCCGACAGCAGATCGCAGACAAGCAACAGCAAGCTTTGCTCAAATGCTTGGAATTCCTGCTTATCAACTTGAGACTTCATCTACTGATGAATTGATGAAAAATACCAAGTTGTTACAAATGGCTGGCGGTAATACTGATGCGGCTAGAGCATTGGCTGAGTTTGCCAATCCAAATAATAAGATGAGCAAAGAAGGTATTTTGCGCGTTACTAATCAGCTTATTGGTATTGAGAATATGCGTACTGCAAGAGCGCGTTATTTAACTCCTGCTCAAAATGACGCTAACGAATACATGAATCGTAAGCAAGCATTTGACTCTATTTCTGATCCTCGTTTATTTCAAGAAATGGATAAGGCAGATGCTCAGAAAATGTGGAACTCTATGTCTAAGAGTGAGCAACAGCAAATTCTCAAAATGCGCGATCAAGCAAGGGCTTTGGGAGTAATTAAATAATGGCTACATTTGCTGATTTGTTGGATGAGGTTGGCACTCAAAACGAATTTCAAACAAAGCTAGATCAGGCTAAAGATGCTTACCGCAAGCAATATGGCAAAGACATGCCTATTACTAGTGGCCTTAGAACACGCGAACAGCAAGAAAAGTTATTTAATGAACGGGCATCTAATCCAAACTTGGTAGCAAAGCCTGGCACTTCTAAACATGAAACAAATGAAGCGGCTGATATTCCTGCGTCTGTTCCTGAGTCATTTCTAAATCAGTTTGGCATTCATAGGCCATTAGGTAAGAAAGACCCAGTTCATGCGGTTTTAATGCCTCAAAAAGAACAGCAAGCAAAAACTGAGGAGCCTACAACGTTTGGGAGTTGGTTAGATACGTTACCAACAGAAAAGGCTCAACCAGAAGCGGGTAAAGTAAAACAAGTTTCTGAGAAAAAGTTTGGCATGGGTGAAAGGGCTTTGCAAAGCAGAGCAAGCTTGGCAGATACTATTATCGGCGGCATCCAAGCGTTACCTGGTACTGCGTTAGCTGAAGTGGGCTATGCAGGTGTTCGTGCTGGTGAAGGTTTGGGATTGGTCAAGCCTGGAACCGCAGAACGTGGTAGAGCAGAAGTTTATAAACAATTTGTTGAGCCTTACACAAAACCAGTAGGTCAGGCTTTGGGTGTAACTGAAACTCCTGCATATAAAAATGAAGCTAGTCGGCAAATTATGGAATTTGTCGGTCAAAATTTGGACAAGGGTGCTGATTGGATTTCTAAACAAACTGGCTTACCAAAAGCTGACATTGAAAATCTGATGGCTACTGCGGGCGTTGCATTACCTAAAGTAATGGCTAAACCATTGGCGGCAGTAGGAGAAGAAGCAAAATTAGCAGGTGCTGCATTAAAACAAGGTGTTGAAGCTGTAACTCCTAAATTTACCAAGCAAGAACCAACTTTGCGGCCAGGTATGGCAAGCGTTGGTGCTGCTGCTACGCCAACAGAAGCAACAGTACAACAAGCTTTGTCTGTTGTTACGCCTGAACTTAAATCAGAATTACAAAACATTCCTGTTAATAAAGTAAATTTACCAACATTGCAACGTCATATTGAGGCAGATACTTTGCCAGTTCCAGTTCGTTTAACTGAGGGGCAAGCTACAGGTGACGTTGTTAAACTTTCAAAAGAACAAAACCGCAGAGGACAAGACCCAGCTTTAGCGCAAAGATTTAATGAGCAAAATGGTCAGCTTGTAGAAAATCTAAATGCGTTTAAAGATAAAACAGCTCCTGATGTTTACGGATCAAGAACCATGGATCATGGGCAAGGGCTAATTGATTCTTACAAAACTTTAGATAACACATTAAAAACAGATATTGATGGTAAATATCAAGCTTTGCGCGATGCTGCTGGCGGCGATTTTCCTGTGGATGCTAAAGCTTTGTTAGGAAATGTTGAAGCAAGCCTTAAAAAACAATTGTTGTCTAATGATGCTCCTGTTTCTCAGATGAAAGAATTACAACGTTTGTCATCTGAAAACGCAATGACATTTGAGGATTTCTTGTCTTTGCGTAGAAATTTAGGACAAGTAGCTAGAACGTCTGCTGATGGCAATGTTAGAACAGCAGCATCAATAATGGTTAAAGAATTAGAAAAATTACCATTGCAAGCTGGCGCAAAAGAACTAAAGCCATTAGCAGATGCCGCTAGAAGTGCGGCAAAGAATAGATTTCAAATGCTTGAACGCGATCCAGCTTACAGGGCTGCGATTGATGATGTAGTACCAGCAGAAAAATTTGTGGAAAAGTTTGTGATTAATGGGCATAACAAAAATGTTCAAACAATGATTAATCATTTAGACCCTGAATCGCGTCAGCATATGGCTGCTGGAACTATTAATTATCTGCGTGACAGAGCTGGAATAATTGACGATCAAGGAAACTTTAGCCAAGCTGGATACAACAAAGCATTAAAATTTTTAGATGACGCAAATAAGTTGCCTATTATTTTTGATGGTGAAACAGCAACAGGTTTAAAAACGTTGGGTAATGTTGCCAGATATACGCAAGCACAACCAAGAGGCGCATTTGTAAACAATTCAAATACGTTGGTAGGTGCGCTGGCTGAACGTGGTAAGGCATTAGTTGGGAAGGCTGCTGAAACAGGATTAAATACTGCTGTGCCAGGCTTACAACTAGGAACAACCGTAAGTGAAATGCGAACTCGTCGTGCCGCAGCAAAAGAAACACAAAAAGCATTAAAGCCTGGTGCGGGGATTAAAAATGATTGATGAAAATATTATTGATCCTGTTAAGTACGGTGTTTTGTGGCAAAAAGTTCAGGATTATGAACGCCGATTTGATGAAATGGGCAGTAAAATCGATAAGATGGAATTGCAAATAGATAAACTTGTTGCACTTGCAAATCAGGGCAAAGGTGGGTTTTGGGCTGGTATGGCCTTTGTTTCTGCCGTATCTAGCCTTGTTGGTTATTTCATAAACGTTTGGCATAAATAAAAATTGATCCGCTTACCATTCTTGCGTTGGCAAAGACTGCTGCTTCTGCTGTGCGGAAGGGCTGCGAGCTTTATCAAGAATACAAAGCGCAAGGTATGGAATTGGTTGATGCGTATGGTCAAGCCAAAGATGTGGTTTCTGACATCAGCAGTCATTTGGGAAATTTTTTTAAAGCGCATCAGCAACTTGAAAAGCATGTTCACGAAGAAGAATTAAAAGCCAAGAAAGTTCGTGACCCTGAGCTGTCGGTAAACCAAGAAGCATTTAACAGAATCTTGGCGCAGAAAGAAATGCAGCGACTTGAAACTGAATTGCGTGAAATGATGGTGTATCAAGCACCAAAAGAACTGGGTGCTATCTGGTCTGAATTTGAAGTAATGCGGGATAAGATTAAAGCGGAACGCGCCGAAATTCAGCGTCAAGAATTACGCAAACAACAGGCGGCGCAATGGCAACGGGAAAATTTAAAAAGAAAAATCGCGGAGCAGATGACTTCAATTCTCGCGGTAATGTTCATAACGTTGTGGTTTCTATGGCTAATGATACTGATAAGAACGAGCGAGACATACCGTGGAGCTTACTCATTGCCGTGGTGGTCTTGTGTTTTGTGTTAGTGCTCGCTCTTCCTGTAATGGGTATTATGTATATGGACATGAACAACGCAACAGTTGCCGCAATGATAGAAATAAAAAAAATGCGTGAGTTACGCGCTAAAATTTTAATGGAAAGAGAATGATGCTGACAATTTTTTCAACGCTTGTATCGTTTTTAATGGGCGGCTTGCCTAAGATATTAGATTTCTTTCAAGATAAATCAGACAAGAAACACGAGCTCGAACTAGCGCAAATGCAGATTAGCCGTGAGGTGCAATTGGCAGCGGCTGGTTATGCAGCACAGCAACACATTGAAGAAATTAAATTAGACGAGATTAAGACCCAAACAGCCTCTGCGGAGAAAGTATCGCTAATCGACGCACAAAAAGCGGAGATGCAAGCTATATACGCCCATGACATAAGCTTAAATGAAGGCACAAGCCAATGGATGAAGAATTTAAGAGCATCTGTGCGGCCTGTAATTACTTATGGGTTTTTCTTTTTGCTTGTGGCTATAGACGCTACACTAGCTTATAAAGGACTGACAAGCGGCGTTGATTTTAATACGTTGGCTAATCAGTTGTGGGATGACGAAACCCAGGCTTTGTTTGCGTCAATCATAGCGTTCCATTTTGGCGGGAGAGCATTTGGTAAGTAGTTAGGGCTTGATTTGGTCTTTGACTAGGCAAGATGGAAAGCCAGAAAACATCTTGCATCAACATCCTCAAACGCTGGCTTAACGCCCCAACGCAATAAATATATCATGCAAGTTTCTAGCAACGCAATTAAGTTAATACAACATCATGAGGGCGTTAGGCTCAAGCCTTATCAATGTCCGGCTAAATTGTGGACGGTTGGCGTTGGGCATGTAATTGATCCTAGTCATACGAAATTGTCGGTAGATGATAGGAAGTACCTACCTTGTCCTACTGGTTGGAATCGTTTGTTTACAATGGAAGAAGTTGATGCAATTCTTGCAAAAGATTTGGAAAAATTTGAGCGCGGAGTTCTTAAATATTGTCCTACTGCTGGCAATAAGCAAGGTTGGCTGGACAGTCTTGTCAGCTTCAGTTTTAACGTTGGGCTTGGAACTTTACAGCGCAGTACACTCAGACAAAAGCATAATCGCGGTGATTACGAAGGTGCTGCCGACGAGTTTTTAAAGTATTGTAAGTCTGGCGGGAAAGTCTTAAAAGGACTTGAGAACCGCCGTAAAGATGAACGAGCTATCTATTTGCAGTCATAATTTTTTTTTACTTGCATAAATGCTGACGCTGCGGTGATTTAAACAATCTTCGCAACGCCAGCCTCTGCATAAACCTGGCTGTTTATAACCACCAGCAATAGGTTTACTTTTTCTGCAAGTGGTGCAAAACCTATGATCCTGCATTATTCTTTTTCTCCACAAAGTCATTTGCCAATTGCCTCAATACCTGCAACAGTTATGTGACGAAATCGAGCCCATTTGCGCTGAAATTCAGGGTTTTCAGTAGGGGGAACCCAGTTATACAATTTGCGCCAACGTATTGTTACGTCAGTTGTGGCGGGTGTATAAATATAGCTATCTGACAACACTAATCCGTTACGATTCATTTTGCCTCCGGCGATTTAATAAGTTTATACAATTTGAATTTGCGGTGTTGCGACCAGCGGTCAAGAATAATATAACCTGCTCTCCGCAGTTCTCCAACGCGAGTGGATAATTTCATAGTGCCAGCCTCATTTAAAGCGTCCAATGGGCTTTTCCAGCCTTTTTTAAGGCATTTAATAATAGCTTCTTGTTGGCTCATAGCAGGAACTCCACAATAGATTCGGCAAATATGCAAAGTGATATAACAAAAGCAATACTAAGAAATGGATAATTAGTGGTCATAATCTAAGCCTTTCGCATCTAAGATGGCACAGTCGTAATGGTATTGAAGGGTTTTATATTGTTCAGCAAGTTGCATATAAGATTCGCGTATTGATTCCAAATCTTGTTTCAACCATTTACGTTGTCTATTAATTGTATTCACGTGAGCAATTGCTTCACCCAAGTGATTGCAATTAACTTCTAATGTTTCGTTAATCATGCGAAGGGCAATTTCCATTCCTTCGTCTAGTCCACGGCGGTGAATATCTTTTGTCATATACATATCCTTGTCCTTGTGTGTGCTGCTAGATTGAATATTAAGCTAGGTTAATGTTTAGTGTCAACAACTTTATTGATAAGTTAAAAAGGTGGTACTTATAAATTAAAAAAAGGGCTGGCAAAGCCAACCCATAAGTTTAAATTGCGTTTTTGATACGATAAAATGCTAGTAAATGTGTAAACAACAGCCAGGCTTTATCTATATCTGATTCTTCGTGCCTGATTATTTTGACGTTACCTTGTGGATCAACATACACATTGGCACATTCTGCGTGTGGAATGTTTAAACCCATTCGATACGCTGCCAGTTGCATTAGTTGTTCGTCATAAGCTGCCGTCTTATCGTCAACCAGCTCTTTGGTTTTAAAGTCAATCACAATATCTTCGCAATGTAGATCGACCTTTCCACCGTATCCGTCAGCTGCAAACGACTTTTCACAAACCCAGTTCTGGCTGCCAAATTCTTTTGTAACAGCAAAATAAGTTTCTTTAACATATGCAGGATAGTCACCAGGCTTTTTATTGAAATAATCTTCAATAACGTTGTGCATATCGGTGCCACGATCCATATGCTTATCGCCAGCTTCTTTGCTAGTTTTAAGAATACGGCTAAACCATTCTTTTTCAGGTTCTTCATCAAGTCTTGGAACTTCTGCAACAGCTTTTAACAATTGTTGTTGCTTCCATATATCCAAGCCTGGTGCTGCGGCAACTTTTAAAATTGTAGTTACTGAAGGCACAAGACCAAGTTTACGAGCGTCACGCAGGTCTGTATCGCGTTCTTTACCGTTAGTTCCTATGATTGTGTACATAGGGTTACCGTCTTTTTTATACCAATGTCCAGCCATGATTTTTATCCTTAAAATGGAATGTCATCGTCAAAGTTTGTAGCCTCTACTGGCTCAGTCTGCTTAGTAAGTTTTCGATACTCTGGCGAATCTATAATTATTTTTTTAACGCCATCAGACAAAGAATCAAACTTTGCGCTATCAAACTTATTTAAATCAAACATAAATATGTCGTTAAATCCGTCTGGCAATCCATGTTTTGCGACAATGGCAGGAACGGCAGATAAACCCTCAATTAAAGCGCGGCTTTTGCCATCTTTTTGATAGGTTGTAATGTTCACCATTGCAAACTTACCTAAGATGCTTTCAACTTGAAACCCTTGTGGCATTGAACTAAAATCAAGATGCAGCCACGATTGCAGATGCTTTCGTAAGGTGCTCTTTTCGCCAAGAGAAGCGTTGTAGTATTTTGTGCAAATTAACGGTTTGCCGTCGTCGTTCAATAATGGCAACCCTTTGTCATCCTCACCATGTAGCTCGAAGTAAAAAATCATTTTACGAGCTTGTGTGGCTTTACCTTGCCATTCACCTATTTGAGTGCCTATATCTACAATTTTATAAAGGCGACCAATATGGCTACCAGCTGGCGGGTTTTTAAATTCTTTATAGCTATTAAATTGTTGAGTGGTAGAAATTAACATTTTTATCCTTAGTTGTAAAAGATGATTTGACGCACGCCCAGCGAATAAGAGA